TTATCGGTCGGATGGGCAAACCGTCAGCTGCTTTCCATCATAATCAACGGTCAGCACCGTGCGGGGTTTCAACTCGGCTTGAATGATCAATTTTGCAATCAGCGTCTCCACTCTGCTCTGAATATAGCGTTTCAACGGGCGGGCGCCGTAAACCGGGTCATAGCCCTGGTCCACAATATAATCCTTTGCCGCGGCGGTCAGCTCGACGCCAAGCTGCTTATCCTCCAACCTGCGGCGCAAGTCTGCAATCTGCAGGTCCACAATGTGGTAAATTTCCGACCGGGTCAGCGGTTTGTAGAACACAATTTCATCCAAACGGTTGAGGAATTCCGGTCGGAATTGTGTTTTCAATAAGTTGCTGACCTGTTCCTTGGCCGTCTCACTGATCTGTCCATCCTCCCCGATTCCTTCCAGAATATAACTGGAACCAAGGTTGGAAGTCAGGATAATGATGGTGTTTTTAAAGTCCACTGTGCGGCCCTGAGAATCCGTAATGCGTCCGTCGTCCAGCACCTGCAACAGGATATTAAACACATCGGGGTGCGCCTTTTCCACCTCGTCAAAAAGCACAACGGAATACGGCTTGCGGCGCACCGCCTCGGTCAGCTGTCCGCCTTCCTCATAGCCAACGTATCCCGGAGGCGCTCCGATCAGGCGGGATACAGAGAACTTCTCCATATACTCGGTCATATCGATGCGCACAATATTGTGTTCATCGTCAAACAGCGACTGTGCCAACGCCTTCGCCAGCTCCGTTTTGCCGACGCCCGTTGGACCCAGGAACAGGAACGAGCCGATCGGGCGGTTCGGGTCCTGAATGCCCGCACGGGAACGCAGGATCGCTTCGCTGACCTTCTGCACGGCCTCATCCTGTCCAATCACACGCTGGTGCAGGATATCGTCGAGATGCAGCAGCTTTTCGCGCTCGCTCTCCATCAGCTTTGCAACCGGAATACCGGTCCAGCGCGCAATGATCTTTGCAATTTCCTCGTCGGTTACCTTGTCGCGCAGAAGGCTTGCATCGGAAGACTGGCTTTCCTCCGCGATACGCTCTTCCTCAGCAAGCTGCTTCTGCAAGTCAGGAAGCTTACCATACTTGTACTCCGCGGCCTTATTCAGATCGTATTCGCGCTCCGCCTTCTCAATCTCTGCGTTGACCTGTTCAATCTCCTCACGCAGCTTTTGCACCTTGCTGATCGCCTGTTTTTCGTTTTCCCATTTGGCCTTCATTTCTTTAAACTGCTCTTGCAGATCTGCCAGTTCTTTTTGAATCTCTTTCAAATGCTCCTGCGTTAGCGGATCAGTATCCTTTTTCAAAGCCGCTTCTTCAATTTCATGCTGCATGATTTTACGCGATATCTCATCCAGCTCCGTCGGCATGGAATCGATCTCCGTGCGCACCATCGCGCAGGCTTCATCCACCAGATCAATCGCTTTGTCCGGCAGGAACCGGTCGGAAATATAGCGGTTGGAGAGAACCGCGGCGGCAATCAGCGCTTGATCCTGAATTTTGACACCGTGGAACACCTCGTAGCGCTCCTTCAAGCCGCGCAGGATGGAAACCGTGTCTTCCACCGTCGGCTCATCCACCATGACGGGCTGAAAACGGCGTTCCAGTGCCGGGTCCTTTTCAATATACTGGTGGTACTCATTTAGTGTTGTGGCGCCGATACAGTGCAGCTCACCGCGTGCCAGCATCGGTTTGAGCAGGTTGCCGGCATCCATGGAGCCTTCTGTCTTGCCTGCACCTACAATCGTGTGCAGCTCATCGATAAACAGAATGATACGGCCTTCGCTCTTTTTGACCTCGTTCAAGACCGCCTTCAATCGTTCTTCAAATTCACCACGGAACTTTGCGCCGGCAATCAGTGCGCCCATATCAAGGGAAAACAGCTTGCGGTCCTTCAGGTTATTCGGCACGTCGCCGCGCACAATACGCAGCGCCAAGCCTTCCGCAATCGCCGTTTTACCGACGCCGGGCTCGCCGATCAACACCGGATTATTCTTCGTTTTCCGGGAAAGAATGCGAATCACGTTGCGAATTTCCGAATCACGGCCGATCACGGGGTCCAGCTTGTGGTTTTTTGCCAGCTCTACCAGATCCTGCCCATACTTGGAAAGCGCATCATATGTCTCCTCCGGGCTGTCGCTTGTCACACGGGTATTTCCGCGTACAGAGGACAATACCGTCAGGAAGGCATCCTTTTTAATATGGAACCGTTGAAACACATCCTGCATCGCCTGATTGGGTCTGTTCAGAACGGCAAGTATGATATGCTCCACCGAAACATATTCGTCCTTCATGCGGTCGGCTTCTTTTTCCGCCGCAATCAGCACCGCATCCACATCGCCGGAAACATAGATTTTCCCCGCTTCACGGCCCGGCCCTGTGACGCCCGGAATCCGGGAAATTTTTTCTTCCACCGCCTGCTGCACCGATAAGCTGTCAATTCCCATCTTCTTCAGCAGCTGCGGGATCAGTCCGTTCTGCTGCTGCAACAGCGCGCAAACCAGGTGTTCCTCTTCAATCTGCATATTGTTGTTGGATATGGCAAGGTTTTGTGCCTCTTGGATCGCCTCCAGGGATTTTTGAGTAAACTTCTGAGCATTCATATTCTGCCCCTCCTATCTGTAAAACGTTCAACGCCCATGCGGGCCAAAGCTTCGTTTTTAGCACTCTTTCATTGAGACTGCTAAAATTATAAACAGTAATTATGAATACAATATGAACAATCGTAGTCTTTTATGTAAACCGATAAAAGTTTCACCCAAAGAGATTTCCGTTATACGCCGCTGCACCCCTGCCACGCTATTTCTTTTCTAAAATTCCTGTAACAAAAAGAACACACTTCCATAAAATGTTAAAGAGAAACAAGGTCTTATCGCACAACAAACACCTTATTTCAGATGTTAGGAGGATTTACCATGGATGAAAATAATTGCGGATGCACCCCGCAGGAACCAGGTGCAGATTTTAAAGAAGCCGTGTGTATCGACGCCATGCGGATTTACGACAGTTGCAGTGAATAAGATTGTTCATCCTATAGTAAATTCCATAATTGTGTAATCGTGACATATATTACCTGTGATAATTGTACACCATTTACATGATAGAACCTCCCAATATGATATCGTTACTCAGACTGATATCACATTGGGAGGTTCTTATTTTGTGGATTTTGCTGACTGGCCCCTCGGATTCGGCCAACCAGTATGCAGATAAAATAAAATCAGCATTTTTACGGTACTTTAACCTCGCTGTACATACAGCAAATTCCATCTTAAACGATTCCAAAAAGTCAGAGGAAGTTGCCGCAGCCGTATTTGAAAAAATGATGAGCTCACCTGATAAGTTTTTCGACCATTGTAAATCTGAAGATCATCTTAAAAACTTTATAGCTACAGTTGCCAGGAACTTAGCTAAAGATGTTTTAAAACACGAAAGAATAATTCCCATTGACTCTGATGGAGACAATTTCTTTGATATTTTGGAAAATGAATCAGAAGACGATATGGATTTTAAGATGCTCTTTCGAGACTTTCTGCTGTCACTGCCGCGTGAAACGAGGGACATTTTCACGCTAAAAATCGCCTACGGATATAAGCTCAGTGAAATTGCTCACCTGTTGAACAAAAATGCAAAGGCTATTCAGCGAAAATGGGAACGCGGCCTGAAAAAGATGTGTGTTTATTTTGACGACTGCGGTATAGACCTTAAAAGCCGCATGAAGGGAGGCAGATTATGAATAAAAAGTCCGATGCTATCCACGTGCTTGAAAAGTACCAGCACATGCTGCTCCTCGACAGCCTGGCCGCCATACCTCCCGGTGCTTGCGATGATTTTGAGCCATCCCCGGAAACGATGGCCAGAATTGATTACATAGCTGAACAATACATATTGCAAAGACCTGTCAAAACAGCAAGGAAGGTAGGCAAACGCATAGCGATTGCCATTATCGCCGCTCTGCTTGCTGCTTTAATCGCTGCTATGACAGTCACCGCTGTCCGTGAGGCGATCATCAAATATTATGACGGCCTGTATTTCAGCATCTCGGACGTACAAGAACCGATCTTTTCTGATATAGATAAAAACGAGATGTTCATACGATCTATGACCGTTGGGGACATTTACGTCCCGTACGAACTCCCTCATGGATATATGCCTACCCTGTATGGTCCATTAAATCGAGAGCCTGGGGAGGCGTTTGAGATAGAATACCGATCTCAGACAAAGCGCATGATTTTCAAACAGCGCAGCGGATCTGTTGATGAATCCACGCTCGAATCACCGATCATTGTCGACGGGCAAACATATTACTACGCCGATGATGTACCGGATCCGAAATACCCATGCGAACTGATGTGGCAGGCTGACGGTATCATATTCAGTATTGGAGGAGATCTGAGTGCTGAAACAATGATCGACATGGCGCAAAGTGTCGCACCGAGATAAAAAATATAACCGATAGGCTATAGCGGCCTATCGGTTATATTTTTTGTCTATGTATTCGATTGAAATATTACCTCTGCGTGCTCTACGTAGGTCAATTCGCACGATCATAGGGTAAAAATCATCGGCCACTACCCGAACCTCTGCGTGCTTTACGTAGGTCAATTCTCAGTTTTGCAGGTGTTCACGCTTGCGCTTATACCAAACCTCTGCGTGCTTTACGTAGGTCAATTCAATATGGACCTATCACAAGCTCTAAAACGGATACCCGAACCTCTGCGTGCTTTACGTAGGTCAATTCCCTGCCGTGCAACATATTCATTGTTCAGATAATGACCGAACCTCTGCGTGCTTTACGTAGGTCAATTCATCGAGATGGACCTACTAAGCAGGTACATAATCCCGAACCTCTGCGTGCTTTACGTAGGTCAATTCCCGTGGCCTGAATAATTGGGATAAAGCCAAAGACCCCGAACCTCTGCGTGCTTTACGTAGGTCAATTCTCTTCACGTCACCACTTCAACCTTCTAAATTTGGCCGAACCTCTGCGTGCTTTACGTAGGTCAATTCCAAAGAACAATAAATACATCCACATTATAGGGGACCGAACCTCTGCGTGCTTTACGTAGGTCAATTCGGCAAAAACACACAAAACTAACCAGCAAGAACTATGCAGTGTTTACGTACAACAGCTTCTCTGTGTCTCAACAGGACACAGCACTGACTGTTTTCCCCAAACAATTTACTGCCGCAGACACCTTTGCACCTGTTATCGACAGCGTGGGCCGGTTCAAAGCCCATATATTAGGTGCGAATCCTCCTACATTTTCATGTTCACTGGACATTCGCACCGTTGGTTATTTGATTGATTCCCATGCTGGAAAGAGTATGAATATTTGATTTTGCCAACATTTCTATATAGTTGTCATGCATTACTTTAAAATTAGTATAAGTACGTTCACACCTTTCGGAATCTGGTGACTTCAAATCTTCCGATGCATTCATAATAAGAAACGCTGAGTATAAATCTCTCTGGAGTACATCTCCATTCTCTAAACAATGAATTCTTTTACTTAAACTCTTTTTATTATATGTTTTGCTCAAATGATCATATTGACTGGCCTTAAATTCCCATTTATCAACTTTATTGTGGGCATGGCCTGTTATCGCTTTCAGCCTATTATCCAACATAGTAAGCAGCATGGAAGGCGCTTTATTTGCAAGAGATTTGCCAAATCGTTTTTTACGTTTAAATCGTCCTTTTGTATTTTTCTCAGTCTTTTTTGCACGTCTTTGCAATGCAGCAAAGTCCATATCCTCAACATATACTTCTGTTCCCAAACTTACAATCTCATTTACAAGTAAATAGTGTTGATATTTCCTGATTGCTGCTTGTTTACGCTGTAACTCTCGCAATTCATCTACTGCTTTTTTATAGTGTTGTGATGGATTCCATTCCAATTTGATTCCCCGCCTAATTTGTCCATCCTCTGCGAAGTTTTCCGGATTGCAGGATCTTCGACTTCTGTCTATTTTTCTCTGTAGCCGCCTCTTTTCAGCCTCAATGTTCCCCACCCGGTCCGCAAGCTCAATTAATGCGACCTTTTTATCGGAACAGATTGCCAGTGTTTGCGTGCCGATGTCTAAACCCACTCGTCCGTTTCCTTTCATATGAGAAAAAGACCCATCTGACTTTTTTCTTTTCACCGCAGCAGTTCCTTCTAAAACAAGCTGAATATAATATTTATTTTTTCCACGAATTCTTTGACGCAATACTCTGCAATATTTTACTCGCTTTTGCAGCATTTCTGATTCATAAATATTTTTACTATCCAATTTTACTTTTAATTGTAGTCCGTTAAATTGTACAACCCCATCGGCATATCTAATATTGGTTTCGTTATTCTTTCCTTCTAATGAATTCAATTCACCTTTTCGTTTAAAATGAACTTTTCTGCCCTTTCCTTCTAGCAACTCTTTAAAAGCTTCACACACCGATGCGGCTATCCTATGACCTACATGTGACTGAATACAGGTAAAGTGTCTTCGCATGGGATCGATTTCTGATTCAAAACTGGGTAATCCAGCTTTTGCTCTTAATACAAATCCCCATTCCTTCAGGAGTCCATCCCGCCTTTTCCATAACTCTTTATTATTTTTACTATTATCCTTTATTCCTTGCATGATTTCTTGATACTCAGGAGTGTGCTGAAGTTTACGGTAGCGCTTTAGCATCACTCCCACCAAAGCGTTATACATCTGCCGACCGGCTTCCAGACGCCGGTCGATTTTGTCTGCCTGCCATTTTTCAATAATTAGAGGAAGCGTCAGAACGCACGTTGAATCATCTGACTTTTTTGCCATAATTTGTCTCCTCCTCTCTTTATCGACAGTATACTACAACTGCTTAGTATTTTCAAATAGAAATTTTGTATTTTGGCTATTAATAACAAAAGCAGCGCAGCTATCCATTAAGGACGGCTGCGCTTTCGTCTTTCTATCCCCATTATAACTCGCTTAGGAGCTTCCCAGCGATCTTCTCACCCAGCAGCTTGCGGCCCAAGTCGTTGGGGTGCGTGCCGTCGATGGTCGGGAAGTAGTAGAGCCGATTAAACCAGTTGATCCCCGCTGTACGGTACAAGTCCAAAACCGGTACCTTATACGCCTTTGCCACGTCCAGCAGCCCATCCACAAAATCATAAAAATGGTGACTGCCGAACATCTTGCTGTCACTGTCAGTTTGCTCGTCCGGCCACCAACGATACATGGGCGTGATCAGCATGATCTTGAGATTTGGGTATGCATTCCACAAGGTCCTGAGCGCATACCTGCAGGCGCTCAGGTAGGCTCCAGTGAAACCATCCGGATCATCTGCATTGTCCAGTGCGACGCCGCCCTGGATATCATTGGTACCAAAAAAGATGGTCACATAGTCCACTTTACTCCAGTCGATGGCTTTGAGAGCAGCGACACGCTCCGCGGCATAACTGCCAACATGACCGACTGCGGCCTCCTGATACGCATAATCCCCGGACGCAATTGCCTCCGCAAGCTGATACATGCAAAACGCGTCATAATATCGATCCGGATGATATGACATCCGGCAGCCTTCCATGCCCAAGTTATGCACCGTCATACCGGTCAGCCGGGCAATAACGGATGGATAATCTGCGGGCGGTGCAAACATACCTGTGATACTATCGCCCATGCAGACCAGCGTTCTGCCCTGCAGGCGGCTGATCGGCAGACTGACGTTTCCCTCATCGTCCGGCTCCGTACCGTTTACGGTAAACACCTTGGACTTTGCCTCAGTGTAATAGACGGAGCAGGCTGGGTCCGCCGTATAATTCAAGCCGTCTGTGTATTCCAGGAAGACTTTCTCGCCCGTAAATGTGCCGGCGTCGCTGTATATCGCAGCATGTCCACTCTCCGCGTCCGCGTAGTTGATATACAAATCCTTGAAACGCACGCTGTATCCATTTACCAGCTGCGAGATTTCCTTTCCCGCGTAATATTCCAGGATCACATCCGGCGTTGTCGCGGTAAACTCCCAGGAATTCAATCTGGCGTGGTCAACTTCTGTGGTATTGATAATTGTTTCGCCCTTTGAGCCACCCACCGCACTGGCCAGAAGGAAACGGCCAAAATACATGCCTGTCGTGGTCGAATCCGGCGTAAGGCCTGTTGTATCGATGTACAGTTTATAGGCTTTGCCTACCTCCAGCCCGGTGAACTTCATGGACCAGAAGACCTGATACCACCCGCTGGGCTTATTATTTACAATGGTGACGGTAAACACATAAACACCATTTGAATGGTTTTCCGATAGCCAGTTCATCGTCCGGCCCGCGCTGTCCATATCCTTCACGGTATCGGAGTACAGCCGGTAACTGCACTCCGTGGAGGATACCATTTTCACCCCGCTGATGGACGGACCTGATACCCGACAGGGCGTCGTTCCAAAGAAGTTCCATTCGGCATTGCCACTGGCCGGAATCCCGGTGTCGCTCAGTTCCCCCGTTGTACTGTTCCATGTATACCAGTTGCCGTTCTCGCCGATCTGCGGCGAACAGAGCGCAGCCTTAGCGGCGCGGTCCGCGTCCGCCTCCACCGCTTCCTTGACGTCCAGAATCCGCAGCTCATATTCCGCAAATTCCGATGGTAACGGAGACGGAACCACATCCGGAGCGTTGATACTTGGACTGACGGACAACGTGAGCTGCGCGGACTTTTTCACACGACCGTCTTCATGCGTAGCCCGCAGCTGGATCGTGATGCTCCCGGCGGCAGCAATGTACTCACGTTTGATCAGAACTGACAGGACCATATTACCGGCTTCTTCTGTTTTCTCCACGGCCCATATGTTCTTCTTACCTGGCTGGGATACATCCAACACGATATCCCAGTCCATAAACTCCGTGCCAAGCTTTTGGATTTGCAGGGTGCAGACCTCGTTTTCTCCTACATATCCGAGTGAGGTGCTGCCTCCTTTTGAGGTAAACGTCCAGTCTTCGTTTAAAACAATCATGGTATCCCTCCATATAGAAAATCGCCCTGCCTCATGAGAAGCAGGGCTTTGTTTTTACTGGTCCTCTTTGTTATCGCTGTCTCCACCCGCAAGCTTGTCCCCCGCTGCGTCCACACTGCCCTTACAGGCCGCAATGATCCTGGCCAGGAATGCCGGGACGGGCGCGCCCAGCTTGCCGGCGTTTTCCACAATCGATCCCAGTTCGGTCAAAATGTACCACGCCAAGACCACAGGACACAGCAGCACCGTGTAGTCCCACGGCAGGATGACTGCCGGTATATTATTTACAACCAGGCCGATCATCCAGTCCGTCAGTACTGCGGCGACCACCGCGACGATTGCACCCGTCTTGTGCCAGATACCGTCGCGGGCAACCGCGCTGCTCCACTCCCCCGCCCGGCATGCGGCCGCGCTGCCTGTGATGTAATCCACCACCATGCAGGCGGCCCAGGCAATGACGAGCCACCCAAACCAGCCCAGCCAAGCGGACAAGGCGGCGCAGGCCGCTGTGATGGTTGCTTTGATTCCAATCACAATATGTTCGTTCATAATTATGTACCCTTTCTCATTCTACAATTTTAAACTCAAACCTGAGCGCGCCTGCTGAATCATCTTGATCCGGAAGGCGCGTGTAAATCCCCGTACTCTCTCCGGCCTTGCCGATCGCGACGATGTTCGCTCGCCAACCGCCGTCGTAGGGATAGGGTGGGCAGACCGTCACAACACCGGCGGTGCCGGGATAGATCACCGGCTTGTCCGCGCATTGCATGGCCACCGTGTAGCAGTCTCCGTGCCGCCGGACAACGTCCATGGTGGTATCTATTCCGATAGCCATCAAGCCCCGCACACGCTGCCGGAAGGCCTCATAGGCCTCCGGATGATCAACATAGTATTTGGGGCAGACCTTTTTTGTCACATCGTAATGCCTGATGATGTCGCGTAGCGGATCAAGCTTGTACCTCTGGCAGAGATCCGCGCAGAGGACAACCAGCGCCCGTTCCGCCGCCGTTGTAAATTTGCCATCGGCGGAAGGGTGGCAGCACTCGATGCTGATGCTGTACGGATTGGCCTGGTTGGTCGCGTAACTGATTTCCGTTTCGGGGATGCACTGGATGACCGCACCATAGAGACCAACTATGTAATGAGACGACGCGTAAATGAGTTGACCGGCTTTGTTGCGTTTTCCTACTTTGAGACTCTCAAAATAATCCCTATTGGCCTGCATTGCGGTCCCCGGATTCCCGACGTAATGCACGGCAATCTTGGTCACTTTGCCTAGCTTGGTCCCCGGGCGGCTATAGGGGTTGATCGTGAGCAGATCTTTTACAACGTTCATTCAGTTACCTCCGTCCACTGTGTCGGCGGCTCCCACACGTTGGCGTCCACGTCACTGGTCCAGTGCTTACCGTTGTGACTGACTTTGGCACCTTTGGCGTAGGCGTCCGTGCTGCCGGTCGGCTGCCTCCACTCCGGCCACTCAATCGCCGGATCGTCGATACGCACCCAGAGGGACGGGGCCGCATCCGGCGACCAGCTGGCCTGCGACGTGTGAGCAGTCAGGCAGCGATAAAGCAGCCCGCCGTACTGTACGCGGTCGCCGATGGTGTAGTCGTGGCTGTCGCTGATCCACGCGGGGAATAAGGTCGGATGCTGGATTGCCAGCGCGTCCGGTGCGAAGGCACTCATGGCCTCGATACCGGCGCGGACGCGGCGGGCCTCCACAAGCAATTGATCTTTGTCAACTTTATCCATTGTTCGTTCCTCCTGTAATAATTTTCAGGGCTTCTTCCTGCGCGGCTATCGTCTGCGCCATGGTCAATTCCTGCCTTTGCTGCCTTTCGTCCTCGGCCAGAATTGCATCAATGTGATTCTGCGCACTTTCCTCGATGGTCGTGCCCGGGTACGGAGCGCTTCGCATGCTCTGAACCACGCGGTCGACTCCATCCGAATCCACCAAAATGTAAACCTGGTCATCCTTATCGATGCCAAATGACTGCAACACTTTATCAGCCGGAAATCCGTTGACCGTTGATTCCTTGTCCCAAATGCGGTATGTATATCTCATTTTCTCTCTCCTTAATTCTTTACTTTCCTCCAGATTTTTCCGTTCCCAACATAGGTCGGATAGTCCTGATAGTCGCCGTTTTCGTAAAGCCATACCTCCCCAAATAGACCACGGAGATACAATTCCCCGTTTTCCGATTCATAGAAGATTGCATCATATATGGGATTGTCCTCTATTGCAACCGTGTTGTTTTCCAGAACATCCTTTGTAATGTCGAATGAAGTCACCTGCATGTCCGCCGAATCCCTATAGCTCTTATCTTGATCTTCTTTGTATCTGCCCGGGAAGATAAGAACCCTGTCATCATTTTGGCACATAAAGCATTCTGCCGCATAAGAATGACTGTCGCTATGAGGAATTTGGGTTAACAATTTTGTATTTATGTCAAACAGCAGAGTTCTCTTTGAAGACAGAGACATATCCGTAACGAAAATCTGTGATCCAACAGTTATTATGCTGGGAACATTGGAATACCCATTTGCAAAGCTATAGGTTGTTTCTTCTTTTGTTACTGTATCGTATTCTATCAAAGCGCTTTTTGTTGCAAAATAGAAATTACTATCATAGGTCGTAATCCCTCTTTGCGTTGTTGGAAGTGAAGAAATCCTATCTGTATAGGTGAACAATGGAATAAATCCATTCAGTGCTACCTTATATAACCAAGCATTATTTATAACGCCTCCGCAAGTCGTGCTATTCTGAAAACTATCATAATCAATTGCATATACCTCTTCTCTGACACTGCCTATGACGAAATAATCATGAGGAAAGCTATGAAGGGAATTCGTGGATGAATCAACAATACCCGCTTTGTCATATTTTCTTGCAACATAGGAACTGGAGGAGGGGTTCCCGTCCCTGAAAGACTGATAATACGAATAGATATAAAAATATCCGTTTACTTCAAACGCGTTTGTGCCGGCTTCCACGCCATACAAACTATTTGTTCCAGTATAACCACCACTCAGTATTGATGTTCTGGTAAATGACTGGCTGCTTTTTGAGAAGGTATTCAATTGAGAGCTTTCCGTCCATGTATAATTGTCATCTCTTCCGATCTTCACTTCCGCCCCCACGAAATAGATGGACGTATTTCCTACAAAGGGCCTCCACAAGAACCGGTCCTCAAACCAATAGGTATCCGTTATATTGTCGGAATTGAAAACAACTGAGCGATATTTCGTTTCTTTGTCGCCGAGAAAATTACCGAACTGAGCAAAATACTTTTTGACAATGTATTTTAGAGGTATCACGCTGTTTGGACACTGAATCCAGATGCCATCTTTTTTGGACGGCTCATCCGGCTGGCAGAAGATATTCATGTGGACTTCTTCGCCTCCGCTTCCACCGCCGCCCATGTGTATGATATTTGCCATATGATTACGTATCCCTCCTCAATATGACGCGCACCGGGATATCCGAAACCGGCTTGTACCCCCACGCCTTCAGCGTGATGACGCCTGCCGATTGACCGCCGTCCTGGATGTTCGCCGCCTGTGCCGCCGCAAGCTGGCTGGCGGTGATACTGGACGAAAACACAATGTCCTGATTGCTGGTTGCGGTCACCCCTGTAATGCTCAAACGATAGGTATATGGGGGGCTGCTCCCCTGCCACTGAGCATGGTTCAGAGTCGCGGTGATGGTTCTACTTCTGTCGGTTTTCTGTTCATACACCGCGCGGAAGGCGTCGTCTGGCACCGCGTTACCACCAAGCCCATACAGCGCCGCTGTGCTGTCTTGCAGCAGCGTCGCCTTGTTGACCGGCGTGCCTGTCTCCGTCGGGGCGTCCGCCCTCGTCATATCATAGGTATCGTTTTTCCCGGTCACCGGCGTGAGTTTCACCCGGCCCGGATAGGTTGGCACCCTGTCTTTGATAAGTCATACCTCCCCTGCATAAAAATCGCCGCTGTAATACCATGCAGCGGCGATTTTTGTAATGATCTCGTCCAGATCAACCAGTATTTTTTCAATGTCATTTGCTTCTTGATATGTTAATTTTTCCATATCCGCCGGCGCGCCCGGCGTGGAAGCGTAAACAGCTACCGCCTGCCGCAGCGCCGCAATGTCGTGCGCATACCGGTCCAATTGGTCTTTACTCGGTATGTCGGTCACCACCCAGTCTGTTTTCGGGGCGACTTCCACGGCATAACCGTACCCGTGCAGACGACCCGCGATATACTGCATGGCCTGCCCAACCCGGTTCAAGTCCACAGCGTTGTATGCGCCTTTCATGCCGGCTATCCATTCCGTGCGTTCCGCTGCCGTCATGGCAGAGAAGCTTTTCCCGTGCAGCAGCCGCCAGCGTTCGATGTCCCCTTCTGTGCGGTCTGTTACCAGCTCGTCAATGATTGCCATATCTACACCCCTATCGTGTCACAGCTTGCCGCAACGGTATTGGACAGGGCAATCTCCATTCTGGCGATCTCCCCGGTGTTTGTCCCGCCCCAAGCGTTCGGGACGGTTATGCAATCTCCCAGCCGCTCGCCACGCCAAATCAATTTTGCCTTGTTTGTGCTCCGGCGGGTGTAGTCATCATATACCCGCTGAGCTACCGCCTGCCCTATGGCCGGCGAAACCAGCGTTGCGTCGGTGATCTCCACGACGTTTTGCTTGTCGCTCGCCGTCACATTGGGATTCGTCACCGTAAATACCGACTGGTTATCCTGATACTTCACACCGCCAAACTCTACATTACCGTCGCTGCTCGCCACATATTCGTGCGCGGTCACCCGCACCTCTGTTACGATTGCTGCTGTCTCAACGGTTACACCGGTATAGACATGATCCTGCCCGATCTCCACGGCGGTACCGCCGGGCACAAACACGCGGATGCTTTCGCGCCCATCCGTGGACGCGCAGGCACCCCACGCAAACAAGACCTGCTGCATGGCTTCGCGCCGTGTGCATGGCTGGATGATACCGGACAGATTCGTGTCCGCTGTTTCAAACACCAGTTCAAAATCCGCGCCCACGATGTCCCGCAACAACTGTCTCGCCGAATACCCGGAGTAGACGCCGCCGGTAAAGGGGCTCTCACCCAGTACGCCGAACGCATCATAGCAGTCGATGTCGTAAACCGATTTCGCTGTGCGCCGGTAACCGTCCACATAATACACGCCGATCAGGTGATCGTCGTTCCAAACCTCCGTTGGCTGCTTCAATTGGAACATGTAATCCACGTCCTCCCGGCTGTCCAGCGTCCATTTCATCGTCGAGACCGGCAGCTCCGCCGCGATCAGGTTCATTTCATTGACAATGGAAGCCCGCCGGAGTTCAGTCATGCCGAAGTACCGGTAGACCCCGAAAAGGATCTGTTCCAGCTTCGCGTACCGGTACGGCAGGTTGGTTCCCAACAGGGTAATGATGATCCTGTCGTAGCTGGTCACGGTCTGCTCGCAGAAATAGGACGGTGCATCCGGTGCAAACAGCTTGTCTACCTTAAGCGTATCCCCTTGATACCACTTGACGTTGACGGACGTGCAGTAGTCCCCGGCGGCGCGGTCGAAGACCAACGTGACGCCTACCGAAGAATAGAGCTGGCTGAACCGGATGGTGATTACCGGCGGGCTGGAGAATTGGCAATTGCTGTTGCTCTGACCGGTCGACCAGAACGCCAGTTTCTGGCTCTGGCTGTCCAAAGAAACGAACTCACCGGTCAGCCCCCAATGATTCAGCTCCCCGCTGATGATAGGTTCCGGAGTTACGCCCTCCGGTAAGCGCGCGGGAACGGAAAACGTGGAGGCCGCGGACGTGGAAACCGCCGCATCCTCCGCTGCCCCCGGCGCTATGTCTTTGTATAGGACTGTTGTCTTACTCATGGCTTCACCTGCGCATCCATTGGTACAAAGTTGATTTCAATTTCATCCCAAATGTTCACCCCGTCCGCGGCGCTCTTCAGTGTTCTGGTTCCGGACGTGTAGTACGCCTCATATGAGATACTTTTCTGGCCGTCCGCGGCTTCCAGCTGCACGGAATCGTCTACTGAATGGGCTACCAGGTAATCCCAGAGCGCGTCGAAGTCCTTCTGGCTCTTGCTACTGAAAAACGTGACCTTGTGGCCGATGTACGTCCCAATGATGTCACGCACCATGCGGCCGGTCATGACACGCCCGGCATTTTCCCCGTCCAGGACGTTGAAGGTCTCCTCGATGTCCGATATGGCAACGGTGACGTCAAACGCCTGTCCATTTATCCTGCAATAATTCAAGGCTACACCTCCACCAGACGGACACCGACGCGGCGGTTTTCACGGTTGTACGCTTTGTAGGTGACTTTCCCGAACTGCTGGCCGTCCAATTCCAGTATCACGGTGGTATCGCCGGAGTCGCCCGTGACACCCATCCTGCGCAGGACGTTTTCCACGCCCTGCTCAATCGTGGACATGGGAGCTTCTATGTTTGTACCGCTCTTTTGGTCGCCCAGGATGGCCATGAACTCGCGGTTCGGAGGGATAACGGCGCCAGCAGCCAAACGGGGGATATGAACCCGGTCTATTGTTGGTATGGACCAATCAAGCCCTAAAAAGTCACCTGCCGCAGATACCACAGAATTAAGTCCTTTTATAATGCTATTGACACTATCGATAGCAAAATTAACAAACCTCTCAAATAAAGAGATCATGCTGTTGACAATTCCTTTGAATATTTCTTGCACACCCTGCCAAGCTCTATCCCAATCGCCTGAGAATACACCAGATATAAACTCTACTATTCCAACAAAAATTTGCTTCAGGTTATTGATCATATCTCCAATAACTGATTTGATCGCCTCTGCCGAGTTTGACACCATACTTTTTATTGTTTCGATGATACCATGGAATTTTCCTCCGGTCTTTTCGTCAAACCAGTCCAAAAAGCTAATAAACATATTTTTGACCGCATCTATAACAACAAAAAATATAGTCTTTAGTCCTTCAAATATCTTTCCAACTCCTCCGATGGCTTTTTCTATATCCCCAGTAAAAATACCGACAAAAAAATCTTTGAATCCATCAAGAATCATTTTAGCTCCATCTATCAATTTTTCGCCATCGCCAAAAGTCGTCACAATAGCCAGCAGCAGAGCGGCAATAGCTGCAATTAACAACGGTATCCATGAGCCAACCACAAGTGCAATCCCCAGTCCCGTCGCCAAAATGCCAGCAATTGCAAGCAATGTATTTTGCATATTCCATCCGTTTTTATCAGCATCGGCGAAGGCTGTCGCGAGCATCAGGATACCCGTAATAATCAAGCTAATACCTGCTGCCACAGGCCCTAATGCGATCCCTAAACCAATTGCAAGCCCTGTAGCCCCTAAAAGCATATCTCTTAGGTTGTCCCAAGTCACACCATTTGTCCAAGCGTCAAACATTGCCTTAATAAATGTCACCGCTGAGTAAATTGCCAAAAGTATACCCAAAAAACCTTTTAGTCCAAGCCCGAGCGATGAACTGATTTGCCATGCCAGTAATGCTGCACCAATCGCCTCGATGATACCAAGCAGATTATCTGCACCTGTTGTATCAAACTCAAAGTCTGGCGCAATCTCAGAATTTGCTCCGTTATCGCCAGTTCCTCCAGAATTACTAGAATTGGACAACTGGTTGATTTCGTCAAATGACGCTAAACTTTTTTCAGCCTTTTCTGCTGCTGAACCGACCCCTTCAAGAGCGGCCTTTTTATCGTACAAATCTTTCGCTCCCTGTTTTGAGTCATCTAATGTCATGCCGAACAGAGACGCCACCACTTTGGCAATCGCTGATACAACATCCGTTAACAGATTGACAAAAGCAATAAAGGCCGGAATAACCACGTTTACCAGTGGCTGAACCAGTGTGAGCAGAGCTGCCTTCAGTCGGGCGACTGCGGCTGTCGCGTCTTCGTTGGTCTTTATCGTCTCCCACATCCATGTTCTTAAAGACCGCAGAGCAGTGGTTATCAAAGTAAAAATAAACACACGACGGGCAAGAGCTTTCACGCGATTGAGAAACTGGTTCATGTATTTGCTTGCCCTATTCATAGCATTGCCCATCACATCCGACTGTCTTCCGCTCTCCGCAAGTTGTTGTGAAAGGCTCCCTGCTCGTTCTCTCTGTCGATTTAGCTCCCGGGTTGCGTTTTGGATGTTTGTGTCATACCTTTCCACTCGGCCTTGTACGCGGTCCCATTCTGCTTGCAATTGCCTGACTACACTTTCCTGTTCACGGATAGAACTTCTTGAGAAATACTCTGGCCCGTTTTTCATCCGATCGAGACGTGCTTTTTCCTCGTCCAAATTGGCAGCCATCTGTGCGGATTGCTCCGCTAATGGTGTTCTTTCCGCTTGCATACGACTGATTCGCTCTTTGATGGTTTCAATTTTTCGCGTCAGGCTGTTCAATTCCCTTTCGAGTTCCTGATTATCAAGATGCGTTGAGATTGTAATAGACCCATCCGAAGATCCGTTCGGCATAAATACCACCTCCTTAAAAATGGGTATAAGAAAACCGCGCCCCCGAAGGAGTGCGGTTTTCTTGAGACTTGCATGGAGCCTGACCCAGTTTGTCGTTCACCCAGTCGATAAACTGATTGTTTCAATCCACAGGCTCACGCGGAGCCTGACAGCAAAAGTCACCAAACAACGCATTCGCGTCTGGTGCAATTTTCACAGAATATTGGCTTATTCGCTAATTTTCATTTTTATCATACCTTAACTTTGCTATGGATGCAACCCATAGGAGAAATATAACAAGCCTTCTTTAGGTGTGAATCTCACGGGGATTTTATGTACGCTCCCGGTTCGCCATATCTCTCTCTTGCCCTCCTTGCCTCTCGTATTATCTCCTGTGTCATTTTTATAGATCTCTCCAAGCCATCATTATGTAGGTATTTTTTGAGTGGGATTATGATTCCTTTTCCCTCCAGGGTCAACCGGGATGTCGTCGAGACGCGGTCTGCCATTATATCTTGCCTCCTTCATTTTGTCTTGCAGGAGGTCGGCCCATCTGATATAATGGATTTATCAGATGGGAAACCTCTGGTGTGATAGCAATAACGTTTGTGCTTGGTCGTGCGGCGTTATTGCTATTTTTTTGCGTCTACATCTGCTTTTACTTTTTGGATTCCCAAGCGGACAACATCGCTCTTTGTTGTGTGCAATGCTTTGCAGCAAGCCTCTAAATCTTCGATGGTCTTTTTATCCGCTCTGATTTTCAATTGTATGTCTTTCGGATTCTCTACGGGAGGGCGCCCTGTACGTGGGGCCATCTTATCACCTCTCTTTCTGTGTACACGTTTATTATAATACCGTGTACACAACAAGTCAAGAGATTCCGGAAAAATTTTTTCCTTGCAGAAATTGTCTAAACCGGATATAATGTGAACAAATAATGAATTTTAGGAGGGATGAATTTATGTATTGTCCGAAATGCGGTAAAAATATTAGCAGTTCAAAATTTTGCCCTTATTGTGGAGCGGCGGCAGATCAGGCAATCTCAAGCCAAAATGAAACTCCATCTCCCGATCAGCAGCCAACATACCAACCTCCACAGCCTCATACTCCCTCGCCTTCAGTTCCGCCTGCCCCTACGCCGTATGTACCTTATCAGACCACACCGCCTAAGAAAAAAGGCGGTTGCTTAAAAGTCGGGCTTATTGTTTTGGGTGTTATCGTTGTGCTTGGTGTAATTGGCTCAATCTTTGGCGGAGGAGGGAATATTGATCCCGATAAAAATGTTTCTTCGACCAACGAAAGTTCTCAAATTTCTTCCAGCACACCTTCTTCAGAAGCACCTTCGTCTTCCGAGGAAAAAAAGGAATCTTTTGGCGTTGGAGAAACCGCTGAATCCGGCGGTGTAAAAATGACTCTGATGAGCATTACCGAAAGTGCAGGAAGTAAGTACATAAAACCTAACGATGGATATGTATTTTTGCAATGCAACTTTGAAATTGATAACAGTTCCGACAAAGATCTTTCCATTAGTTCAATTCTCTGTTTTGAAACCTACGTGGATGGTTATAGCACATCACAGAGTATAACCGGATTGTTGAATAGCGACGGTGGGAAAATAGATCAGCTTGACGGTTCTGTCGCGGCCGGCAAAAAAATGAAGGGTACAATTGCCTATGAAGTTCCAAAGGACTGGAAGGAAATCGAGATTCGAGTAAACCCTGACGTACTGTCATTCTTTAGTAGCGAGGTCACATTTAAAGCTATACACGAATAAACTTTAGCCTTGCAACCGTCCTCCCCACGGAGGGCGGTTTTCTTTTTACCCACCAACCCACTGCCTCAACAAATCATCTTCTTGCGCGGTATACGTTGTCCGCATGTCAACCAGATGCCGGTTCTTTTGATACCATTCCCGGTCAGATTTGTCCAGAGGCTTCCCGCGCGCCCTTAGGCTGCGGATTCGGATGATCTGCGCAAAGGTGCAATCCCCGATCTCGTAATATGCAGCGATAAAGCTCCACCAGTGCAAATACTCCACGGCGCGTATCTCCCGGCCCATCACGCGGTTTATCGGGGCCACGATGTATGTGAAATCCTGTTCCCAGTCCACCAGCTTCGGTGCCTTGCGATCCGCTGGCTGCTCCCCACAACCAAGAAACCAAAAACACTGCCGAATTGCTTCTTGGTAGTGTTCCGGCGGCATACCTGTGAAGTCTGGATAGAAAATATCCAGAACGACAAGCCCTCTGTCCTGATCGTCCAGCTCAGCGTCATTGAGAGCGGCGCAAATATCGAGCGCCGCCCTGTAATCCGACCGGATCGCATACTCTGTACCGCAAACTTCCACGCTCACAGGCAAATCGTACATCATCTGTGATATTTTTTGGTATATTTGGCAATACGGGGATTCGTCGCCTTCTGTTCCCGTGCAAATGTGGTGTCTACGACATCCATGACCGCAAGCATAAAGTTGCACCAGACGGGCAAGCCATCCGCCATTGCATAAACATTCATAGTGTCAAACAATGCAGCACACACCGGCTGGCCAAACACACCATCGACAATCTCGCGCATTTCTTTGTCGCGGCGGCGCGCGATTTCAAAAACTTCCCGCTTATCGACCATCCGCTCAATTTCTGCCTTGTAGGATTCCTGCTTCTTGTCCAGCGTATCGAATGCGTTGAAAAGACGCTCGACAAAGGCGCTGTCTGTCGGATTGAAAGTTATGTCACATTTCCCGTTCACGGTAAACGTGACCACGCCGGTGTCAAAATTTAATTCTGCCATCTCACCGCCCCCTTACGCCGCTGTGGTCGCTGTGAACGTAACCGTCCCGTTGGAAACAGCCGCTGTTCCGGTCTCTCGTTCTCCGCCAAAGGTCACGTCGATCGGCATTCCAATGTTCGCGCTGCCTCCCAAGCCTGAAGGCTTCACCATGCAGGACTTGTAGCGCTCAGCAAACACAGAGGATTCTGACGCGCCGGCATAGCAATGCACTACCAGCAAGTCCTGGTTGGCCAGCGCCGCGGCATCCTGGTCCTTGACCGCCAGATTCCAGATTTTCTGCTGCGCCAGATCGCCCGCATCCAGCTCACACGGGTCGAAGGTCTGTGTAATCGTCGGTTTCTTCATGGTCGTGTAGTTGATCCCGAAAATATCCGTCTTGGATTCCTCGCCCCAGTCGTATTCCATAGAGCTGTCCTCTACGCGCTTACCGATCGCGCTCCAAACCGGTTCCGCCTCCGTTCCGGTATTCAGGTACAGGATCAGCAGTTTGCGTTCCGCCACGGTTCCCGCAGCAGTATTAAAAGTCATGTCACCCATTTGTTTATCACCTCATATTTTTTAGTAAATTGGGCGGAAAGCTGGACCATGTATGTGGCCGTGCCTTCCTCGTCCGCCTCGTACAGGACGCCGTTCTGCGCCATGATTCTTTCATTCTGGGGCACATCCCCGAAAACCGGAGCGCGTCCCATCACGGACTCCTCTTGCACCCACATTTGGAAGTCCATGATCCAGTCGGCGTTGATCGCGGCGCCAGTATCGTCCCCCGGGGCCTTCTCGAATACATAGTACAGGCCGAAATTGTATTGGTTGGTCACAGTGACATTGCCCATGATGTCTTTCCGCCGGTCCACTTCCACCAATCCGGAAGGGTACATGCCGCCGTTGCCCGGAATCTGGTCCGTGTAGTCCACCTGAAAATCATGCAGGATGTCATATCCGGGGTATGCTGAAATCCACTTTCGGATTGTCTCTAACGCGGTCATCATCTTCCCGCCTTTCTGTTTACGTACCTTTGCAGTTCTGTTTGCAATACTTTCCCTTCGGCGGCCTTCAGGCGGCGGTCCCAGAAAGGGCCTGCCAGAGGATTCTTGCCTTTGGTGTATTTTATGTTTCTGTTACTCAGCACTTTGGGTACACCTTTTCGGCTCTTCCACTGCCCGTCCTGATCCAAAAAGCCCGCTGCCTTAGTCACCGGGTCAACCATCACCTTGCCATAATAGAGATACCGGGCCGCTGGACCCGGCACCACAATGTACGGCTTAGATATGGGGCTTGATGCTACCGTCTGTTTGATGAGCATGCCTTCTCTATATGGCATGTACTTCACGATGCGTCGCAGGACGTTCGCCGTGTGGAACCGCTGTACGTCCCCGCCCGCCGTCAGCCCTTTGGCCTGCAAAATCTGGTTCACAGGCCGCATATTTACCGATATTCTGCCAACTAAATTCACCCGCCCGCCTCCACATGGACCATTTGGCCCTGCCAATATTTCGAGTCCACGTACTGGACCACCACCAGGCCCGGCACCTTCGCGGGGATAAAAGCCGCCCAGTCTTCACGTGTGGCGACTTCCGGGCCAACCCCTAAAATCACCTTATCCCCCACAAAAACCGGCTGAGAATCGCAGGGGATGACCAGCAGGAAGGTGTTTGCTTCCCTGCTCCCGGTCTTGTCTACATTCCGCGTCTTGCGAAAATCCAATAACGCACGGTCATGCACGGTTCGGGTATAGGTCTCTTTCCCGTCCCAGTGGTAGACCGTCACCATCTGGTTGCACTTGGAGTAATCCACCGGTGGCCCGTCCTTTTTTCGCACGCTCAGCATCAGCCACACCCCCTGCTAATGTCCAGATAGAGACACGCGCACCGGTACAACTCCCGAGCCTGCGCTTTGGGGCTGATGTCTATCTGCGGCGCCTGCCGGCTGCTGGACACAGACCCGATGGAGGAACTGGTAACCAGCTCCCCACTTTGAGCCGTCTCGTAATAGTAGAGGGCGTCCGCCATGGCGCAAACCGCCATGTTCTCGCTGTCAGCATCCGGGGCCGTCACGGTGTAGATGCGCTTATACCGGTCCAGCTGAGCTTGTGCTCGCGCGGTCAGCCGGGAGAATTCCTCAAAGGGAATCGCATTGTCTCCGCAGTATCGGTCTATGTAGAATGGATAGTCTACCATAGCGGCGCCCCTTTCCTTATTTTTTCGGTCTCTGTTCCCCTTCAGGCGCTTTGTCCACGGGACGGGGCGCCTCTTTTTTCGGCGGAATGTAACCGATTACTTTTGCCATCAGATACCCCTCCCTTACGCGCTTGCAGGCTTATGGCTGACGTAAACGCCGGCCAGTTTGTTTGTATACAGGTCCGCGATGCCGACGTTGCGATAGCCAAACTTGTACCCGTCGGCGTCCTGGTTCACTTCCGGAGTGATGATCTTCGGCGCAACATGCTTTTCAAACTGGATCACGGCGGGCTTATGCGCAATCATGAAATTGATATCCGCCGCGCCTTCCGCTTTCGTGTAGCCGCCGGCCGACTCTGCGTCTTTGCCGCTGCGCTGTTTGATCGCAGTATAGAAGCGCGTTTGCGGAACCTTCACGGTTCCCGCAAAGTTCTGCAAAACCTCGCGGCTCTTTGTGGTGTCCAAGTCCTGAACCATACCGAGCAGCGTCGGTGTGATGAACAGATAGCGCTCCGTCTGGGGCACTTCGTCCTCGTCCATTGCGTTCACCGCGGCACGAATTGCGGCTAGCAGAGCGGCGCCGTCCGCCATGGTCTCTTCCTTCTTGGATACACCGCTTTTTCCGCAGTAAGCAGCAAAGCGGAAGGCGTCCAGTTCAGGCACCACCTGGGTACGGATGAATTCCGCGGCCAGACGGCCGAAGGCAAGACCAGCAGTCTCCAGGTTATCCATCGTATCCACGTTGAACATACGGCCGCGGTCGAAGTTGCATTTCACCGTCTCATTGGTCAGCGTGACGTCGCCTTTAATGTAGCCGTCGTTGCGGCTGTAGTCGCCCAATCCCTGCATGCTCAGCATGGGGATGACCAATTCATTTGCATTTGCACCTTGCTGTGCCAGATCAGACGCACCGTCCAGCACGCCTGTCAGGCTAGAAAGTTTGTATACTTCGTCCAGCATTGTTACAAATCTTTTTGCCAGTTCAATTGCGTTTGGCATATAATTACCTCTTTCTCAATTTATTATTTTGTCTCGGGTTCCGGCAGGCCCATAGCCGCGCGCAGCGCAGCGTCTGGCCCTGCGATCAGCTTCTGTGTTCCGGTCCCTCCGGCGTAGGGCGGCGGGATCTGATCGGATTCAAACAGGTATCCGCTGTCCTTCTTCAGGGCCTCCAGCGCGGTCTTGATGTCCGCTTCCTGGTTTTTGCTGGCCTTGAGCGTGTCGACGTCCAGCAGGGCGGTGACGGCCTTTGCGTTCTTGCCTTTGGCAGCGGTGATAGCCTGAGTCAGCAATCCCTGAAACTCCATATTGGCAATCTTGGCAGCAGCGTCCTTTTCAGCTTGCTCCGCCTTCTGTTTCCAGTCTTCGGCCTCTTTGCGCACGGTCTCAATGTCCATGTCCTTAAAGCCGTTGATGGTCTCGTTGGCCTTGGCCAGCTGGTTCTTGACATCCTCATAGTCTGCGAGGGGCTTTTTGGTTGCCTCAATATCCTTGCCGTTTTCTTCCATAATGGCGTCGATAATTTCCTTGGTCAGGGTCTGGTCACCCACCTTGAAATTCTGTAGAAACTCCCGTTTCATTGTGTTCCTTTCTCTGTTACGCTTTGGTGACGGGGGTCGCGTCCCCTACAGCCCCGTAGTTTTACGACGTCGGGCCGGTCAATTTTGGGTATAAAAAAGGACACCCTTTCGGATGTCCTGAATCAAAATGAATATGAAAAAACTACCGTCCCGAAGGTTGGTGGTTTAATAAAAGATATTTCCTGTCTCTTGAGCCTTCTTATAATGCTTTTTCCAGTACTCATAGGACTCTATTGCCTCAGAAGGCGCTTTCTCCGTCAGATGAGGGAATTCATTTTCGTCGTACCAAACCCATTCCGGATTTGACTTGAAAAATGTCATCTTCACAATGTGATCAGATAAACTCATATAATCCCCATCTCCTTTAAAAATTCTTGGCAAAACCGTCTTGGTTTATTACTAGTATACCATTCCGAAAAAGCCTCTGCAATTACTTCTTGATATGCGGGTCGTGTGTCAGTTGTGGCATATGCGGAAAGTTCCCGTCTCAACGCTAATTCTCGTTGCCCAACATTTACATGCCCATAACCAAGTCGTAGCAATACTTTGTCTACCGGTTTGCGCAGGCTCCCCATTTCCTTCGTATCCCACACGGCATGACCATATTCATGATAGAAGAATGCACGGGCATCTGTCCCCGTAGGAAAATGTCCAGCTTCCATCAACTCTGCATATTCTTCCTGAAGTTCACCCCAGTTTTTCAGCAAAGAATGGTTGTAATGAATAGATTGTGTCTTCCTGTCATACCATCCAATTGTGGTGTTGTCCGTACTGTGACTTAGAACAACGGTAAGACCTTCTGCCACCTCTGGGTATTGTCCAGATAGCCTTGAGAATGCTGTCTGCATTTCTTCCAGAATTCTTGCGTCACCAGCGTAGGAATCAAATCCTTTTATAGATATACCGGCCTCCTGCATTTTCCTTTTGAAAGAACTCACAATACTTTCCTGCCGCCGATAGACCGCCGTGGCTCTCGCTGCCTCTCCGCGGCCAAACCCAGCCACCTGCGCCCGCTCAGGCTCCGTGCGCAGACCGGCGGCTGCGGAGAACCGCTTGTATTCCGCATTCAGCTGTTGCAGTCTGATCCGGTCAGGTTGAAGTTTTTCGGCATCTCCTGTGGTCTCATCAACCAGGATGCGGTTCTTCTGCGCGCGGATAGACCGCTCGATTTTCCGCTGCATCTGCGTGGCCTCATAGCCCGTGTAATGCTTGCCTTGATAGGTAATCCCTTTCTCGTTGTCTTCCCGAAACTGCCGGAGTTGCTCCGCGGTATACTGCGGGCTGTTTATCCCCAGAATGATCGGGAACGCTACATGACCACAGTTTAACGTGCCGATCCGGCGAACAAGACTGTTGTTCAGTGCCGTGTACTCCGCATCGCTGTATTGCTTACCCTGGATCGGTTCGTGGTCCGGCGCGCTGTTGGCGTGCGCTGAAATCTCCCAGCCGTCGCAGCCAAGGTCGTCGTGGTTCTGCTGCTCGATCTGTTCATTCATGAGACCCAGACCACCCATGATATTGCGTCGGACTGCAGCTTCCAGGGAGGTATGGACGCCGCTCTCATAGTTGATCGTCCGCACGCCATATTTCGCGATATTGGCGCAGGCTGTGCGGATGGCCGTATTGTAATCCGCGGCGCCGGTTAACACCTGCTTGAACGCGAAGTCAGTGCAGGAGCGATACACATCTTGCAAAGGCAGCGCCCTGCCAAATGGATCCACCATTCCGAGGGTCCTTGTCATATTGTCGAGGTCCTTCCCCGCCAGCGCAACCGCAGCCGCAACGATCTGCTGCAAGCTCTCGTTGGCGTGGAATGGCACGGCCTGCACGAACGGCAGACGCTTGATGTCAAAATCATAACCCACTTCCGCCGTCTGGGTAAGAAGTTTCCGAAGTTCCCGGTGAGAGACTTTCAGACGCTTGCGCAGCTCCTTCTTCAGCTGCCGCTGGCTGACACCCAATTGCTGCGCCTGCCATACCTGATATGCCGCTGTGCTGGTGAGCTGCCCGGCCTCTGAGATACGGCGCGCGATGTCCTCAATGAGGAAGTCGTTGATTGGGTCCGTAATATGACTGGCGACATCTTGGAGGGCCGCGATTTGCTCCGGCGTCAGCACTTATTCCGCCCCCTCGATAATCCGCCTAGCCTCTTCCTTGCTGACGCCGATCGCCACCGAAACGATGTTAACAGCTTGTCCTTCAGTAAGCTGACCGGCCTGCAGCTGTGCAATAACGGATATGAGAGACTGCGTCTGAGCTCCGTTGAGCGTTTTTCCGGCCACGTCTTCGGCGGTGTCTACTACGTCCTCATTGCTTTCTTGCTGTGATCCATCCAGCGGCAGGTCCTCTCCAAGCAGCGCTTGTATCTCTGGCATGTAGTCCCGATGGATCTTTGCTAATTGTGTAGAAGTCTTGCAGGGAAGGTTGAAGTACCATGCCAGAGCCAGTTCGGGTTTGAGCATCCCTGCCGCTACCATCTCCTTTCGTTCCATCCATGCTTTGTCACGATCATAGAGAACACCATTGCCCCAATCGATGGAGACTTCCCTTTCCGGATCCAAAGCCGGGCCGTTGTATACTTGGTACATTCGCCCCAGAATCTCACACACCCGGACTGCTTCCCGGACTGCATTCTCCCACATCTGCTGGAAGTCAATAATTGTGAGGTTGTAGTCACCCTCGCTGGAAGTAACCTCCGTCGCGGTCCGCTCTGCCGCCTCGACCTCGGACAAAAGGCCGCGCTTGAGACCAATGAGGGATTCCACATTGCGGAGATATTCTGTTTTCCGTGCAAGGAACGACTGCTCTCTGAATGCCGGGGAAAAGATGGTGATTCCGATGTCATCCGGGTCTTCGTCGACAGCAGTAAATACATGGTCCCTCAGCCGGCGGCGCTTCCCGTCTTCTCCCATCTCCATCATGTCGCCGCCAACAATGATGCGGGATTCCCCTCGCTCGAACTCGCCATTAATCTGCGCCTCGTTGTGGTTGATGTTGTGGATAAGGCCCGCCGCCGGCGCGTAAATGCTCACCGGGTCCGGGCTGCCGTCCACACAGTTTTCCAGGGGTGTTCGCAAGGGGATTAGTCCCAGGGAGTGAACAGGTTGCGGCAAGACATTGACCGGCCGGAGGGCTGCATATTTGTCTAGTGCTACCAACGGCACCGGTGTACCCAGAACATTCTCGGTATCGGACTGATACAGTTTGCTCTCAATGGTAAGATATCCGGCAGCATCCACCTGGCGGCGTTCCAGCAGCGTATAGTAGGTTTTGCCTTGAACGGTTCGTTCTGCTGTACCGATATCTGTCAGCTCATCCCGTTCGTTTCGGCCCAGCGCCATGTAGTTTCCTCTGGATACGACGCTGAAACACAGGCCGCCTGCTGTGAAGATAGGCTTCAGGTAGCACTGGCCTCCAATAAGCGCCTGCTGCATGGCCTTCTTCCGGCACACCTCCAACGCTTGGAGGATCTTCGTCACATATTCATTGTCGCTGGCCGCTTCGTATTCTGAGAAGGCCGTCTTGGTCAGCTTGGATACAATGGCCACCGGCAACCGCTGGCAGGGGTCTTCCTTGTCTGTACTTTCCGTCTGATAGTACAGCAGCGCCCAATCCTGTATAGCTGTCCGCATCTCCTGAGTGGTTATATCCTTCACACCGAATGCCTGTTCAAAATTATACACTTTGCTACTATTAAAGAGCGCAGAAAACACACTCACGTCTTATGCACCTCCCCGCAGTTTATGGTTATGCGAGGTTGGCGGCGAACCGCAGCGTGAATTCCGTCTATGTAGGCGTTCAAGCGTTCGTTCTCCTGCTTCAAATCGGAAATAACATCCACAAGATGCCTGTTCGTCTCCAGCAGATCGTCCCGGCACCATGCGGGCAGGAACTTGCCGAAAAGCCAGTTTTTAATCTTTGTCATTTTCCCCTCCGTTTCCAGGTCTGGAACATCCCGTAGGAAACTGCGTCAATGTGATGGTTATTTAAATCAGGGTAACCCTCAAGCACTTCTCCGGTCTTCTTGTCTCGCTCATATTCATACTCACTGAATTCCTTCGCCGTGTCCGGACACCGCACTGGATCAATGACAATAGCCGGCAGAGATTGAAGCCACTTCATCCTGTAATTTACGCTTCCTGGCCCCTTCTCGACACCTCTGCAACGTATCCCGGCGCTTCGGTAGTCCCCAATGCTTTTAGGCTCCGCGCTGTCCGCAATGACAATCTCATTCTCAGGAATGCGCTCTCGCAACAGCTCCGCTGTCTCTTGGTTGCCGGTCCGGTGTCGAGTCAGCTCATCGAACAGGTACAGGGTCCGGCGGCCCGCATCGTAGTGCATCCGGTTCCAGGCCCAGGGATCCGGATACCAACCCCAGTCCACACCGGAAGCAATTCGATCAAACTGCCGAATTTGCTCATCTGTGATAGGCTCCAGACGCAGATTTTCAAACACCTGCGTACCGCTGCCTACAACCTCACCCAGGTACTCATGTCGGTAGGCCGTCTCATTGGTTGCTTTCAGATGTTCGGCATCGTCCAGGAACCGCGGTCCCAGCCATTCGGGCGGGGTGGTCAGATAGGTGCTATGGTAGACCCGCTTCCCGGCTTTTGCTTCCAGCGCATACCGGTTCGCCCAGTTCCGGGCCATGGCCGGCGGGTTGAAGGTCTTGAAGCAAATGGAGTGTGGTCCGCCACGGAACAGAGACTGCTCCACGTTGCGGACCTCCTCCGGCCCGGCAAACTGGTCCAGTTCCTCGAACCAGGCAATACCTACATACCCAAATGGAACTTTGATGGATTTCAGCTTTCCTGGGTCGTCCAACCCGAAAAAAAGCACCTTCTGACCGGTGGTCAGATAGGTGCATTCCATGGGACTAACTGTACAGCGAAATTTTCTTGTTAGGCCCAACTCCGCAATGGCCCAGCAGATTTGCGCATACACGGAAGACCGGAGGGTGTTCCCTATCTTTCGCAGCACCACCGCGTGACAATCCGGGTACCGCAGGAGCTGGAGAACGGTCTCTACCCCCGCCCAGGAGGACTTGCAAGAGCCACGCCCGCCGGTGGCGACCATTTCCCTGATTCCCGTCTTTACCGCTCTGTGCGGCTCATAGAAGGCCGGGGACAGAATTTCCGATAGCCTACACGTCGTCAATGATCTGCACCCCCTCGTCTTCCTGCTGTCCTTCTGGTTTGTCCCTCCAGCCTTTAAAATTGTTTATAAGGCTAAATTTCGCACCCATTGCGCCATCACGGTCATATAGTCTTTCTTCTGCATATGCCTCACATCGAGATTTTGCGCGCATAACCGTGTCAACAAATGCTTTTCGTCCTTGATAATTTAATAAAGCCTGTCTCGATGTAAATCCTAACGCGAGTGCCAACCCAGTAACCGTAGGCGGCTTTTGTCCAACCATAACAGGGGCTCCCCATTTGTTTAAAACCGGATTCCCGTCATCGTCCCTCAACAGCTCCCCTTCACATGCTAAGAAGTAAGCGTCAATTGCTTTTTGCAGCTCTTCCGCTGTCTTGTATTTCAATGGCCGTGCCATCAATCATCCCCCCTATCCGGAGGCCGGCCTCTGCTTGCAGCAGCTCTCGCTTCATGGAGTTGCTGGCACAAATCTCCCCGCATACAAATGAGCTGCATGATGTAAGCGTTCACATCTTGGCGGCCGGTCTTCAGTTTCGATAATTTATCATCCATCAGTGCTATTTCAGCTTCATATTCTGCTATCACATTCCTGTAATCCAC